TAGGCTTACTGGATGCTACTTTTGATTGCGCCCATGCTTCAAAGTCATAATCTGCCATGTTACTTTTTACTCTTTTATAGGAAGATGTTTGTAAGTGCTGCTTCTGTAATTTTAGCTGCGAAGTTTCCAAGCCCTTTCTCAAAGGAATTTCCACCGTCACTACCATCACCAGCAGCAGAGATTTTAGCGGTAGCAATAGCGTTATCCCTTTCGGCTGCGTTTTCCCCAGACTTCCAAGCCCATCCTAATAGATCTCGCTCTCTTTGTAAAGCTTCATCATAGGCTGCTCTTGTTAGGTTATTAGCTACCATAGCTGCATCTCTGTTAGCTTGGTTTTGCGCTGCATTCTCTGCAGTAGTTATAGACTGCGCCCATCTAGCGTTTGCTTGCTGTATTATCAAATGGTTCTGTGCATTGAACTGATCACGTGCATTCTCTTGTGCAGCGTTAAACTGTGCCAGCGCATTTGTTTCACCTGCATTGAAGCGAGACATAGCATTCTGTTGTTCTGTGTTGAACTGAGATACCTGTGTTGCTAGTCCTGCAAAGAACTGATCAGTTTGATTTTGTGATGTTGCATTGAATTGTTGTGCAGCATTATCAGCAGCAGTATCACTTAGAATAGAGCTAATGTTTGCCTGTGCTTTGAACATAGTCATTTGCTGTTCATTGTCTAAGTTAGCCATGTCCATCTGCAAGAAAGCTTGAGCGTTCTGTGCATTTGCTTGCTGTCTGTTGTTTAGGTTAGCCATGTCCATTTGTGACATAGCTGCTGCATCAGACATAACTTTAGCTTGTCTGTTTGATAGATTAGCTAAATCTACAGTCTGAGCCATACGAGCGTTTTCTAATGCTATCTGTTGGTCTGCGCTGAAGTTAATGTTTGCTATCTCAGATACACGTGCTGCATTCTTTACTTTTGTTTGGAACTCTTGGTCAAACTCCATACCCATAAACTTAGCACGTTGTTCTGCTTTCATCAAAGCCATCTGTTGTTTGTTAGATGCATCCATCTGTGCGATGGGCAATGCTGCTTCCATTGCTGCTTGTACTACAGCCATACCTGCCATAGAAGATGATGCTAGGCCACGTGCAGCCATTGCTGAGTTAGCTGCTCTCATAGCCCCTGCTGCCCAAGGTGGTGTTCTTTGTCCTTGAAAGTCCTGCATCAAATCAGATAGCTCGTCTTGTACAGTAGCAGCTTCTACTTCACCTGTACCAAAAGTTTGACCTACTCTTCTTTGATCTACAGCAGAGCCGCTAATAGTTTGATCAGTAGTCATCTCTAAGGGAAGAGGAGCGTCTACTGTTTGTGCTTGACCTAACTGTGCTGCATTTAAAGACAGCGCTGATAGTTTTGTAGGATCGCCTTGAGCAGCCGTCATCTGCGCTTGAGGGCTTACCGTACCCTGTGCTGCTGTTTGCCCTGCTAAGGCAGCTTGAACTGCAGGAGTTGACGTTGCAGTTGTGACTTGTCCAGCAGGTGTTTGAGGTGAAGCTATAGCCATACCTGCAGGTGTTGCGCTAGTAACGGTAGCAACATTAGCTGGTCCTGCACTACCTGCATTAGGGTCTACTTGGGTAGCAGAACCCCCATCACCAGCTACAACTCTAGCGGTTGTCACAGGTTTAGTAGGATCTTGTTGTATCGCTTTAGTAGTCTGGCTTCCTGTCATAACTCCTGTGGATGCAGTCGTTGGTGAAGGTACAGAAGTTGACGGCGCTGCTTGAGTTGCAGCTATACCAGTAGTATTAGATTTATTATCTGCACGTCCTCCAAATAGATCTTGCCCTGTAACAACTGGGCTATATGTAACTGCAGGTGTAGAAGGTCTTAGTTTTGGTCTTGGAGAGGACGTAATGCTACTAGCGCTTGGAGTACCTTTTGTAATACCTAACATAGAGGGTGTGTAAACTCCGCTTGGACTGCTTGCAGAGTAAACACCACTAGCAGCTTTCATAGGCTTACCCTCAACCATCTGCCTAGCTGCCATAGTATATTTACCCATCTTGGCTGCTGCTGCAGGGTTAGCTGCTAGGAACAGGTTAATAGACTTTTCATCGGTAGGTCCATTATAGCCCAACGCTGGTAGTATTTTATTCTGTATTGTTTCAGGCTTAAACCCTACAAATTTCTGAGCCATGTTTTATTTCCCTATTTGCATCCACAATGATGCGGCAATGAATGTTATTACTGCTACGGTTGACATTTTTACAATAGTTGACCAAACACCTTTACGTGTATCACGCCAAGCTTCTAACAAGCTACGCATTTCTTGTATATCTTTTCTGGCATCGTCATCGTGTAGTCCTACTTCACGCAAAGCTGCTGTAGCTCCACGCTTGGCTGCACGATCTAGCATATCTTCTAATTCTTCAGGTGTCATTATATTAGACCTTTAAATACCATAGTGCAGGTGCGCCACCAGTGCCGCTAACAGCTTTTGGATTATAGAGAGATTGCTGCCTAGAGTAACCTCCACCGCCTCCATAACCACCATTGCCTACACCAACACTTATGTAAACATTACCACTTGCCCCATAGTTATTAGCTGAAACAGCACTGCCTCCACCAAAGGGATTGTGTCCGTGATTGGCATTTAAACCAAATGTTCCTGCAGTAGTAATTTGCATGTATGTACCAGCAGCTTGTCCAAAATCAGTATCAGCTAAGTTATTAAGCCATTTTGTACTAGACGCAGGATTTCCACTTTCTTTAATGTGTCCTCCATCTGGTGCTGTACCATACCCTGAAGCTACAGTATCACCGACTCCGTTTAGTCGTGATTTGTCAGACAGATTAAAAAAGTCTACTGACCCACCACCACCATTTGAATAGCCATTATTTGCAACACCTGCACCACCAATTCTTGATGCGTATTTTGTTATTCTAGCACTTGATCCCTTAGTTCCTATAGCAGTTGTTGATGCACTAGCATCTGTACCATGTCTAACTCTTATCAAAGTGTTACTATCACCAACTATTTGCCAATCTGTAAATACAGTACTGCCTGTTCCAGAGCCGTGTGTAAATGACCAACCTTCAGAACCATCAAGTACTATTTGCCAAAGAGCTATACTTGCTGCGCTACCCATGCCGTCACCACCACGTCCAACCATTACAAAGTTATATGTTCCAGCAGCTAAAACCGTACTAGTAGTTGCTGCAGTTACTAACGTATAATATGGACCACCATCAGGTACAGCACCACTAACTGCTCCACTACTATCTGTGTAATCAAAAGAAGATTGACCATAATACTGTTGAATGTTTTGTGAACCACCAGAAGATACACCTATAATGTCACGAATATCTTCATCATTTAATGAACACAGTGTACCACTAGTACCTCCTGCTTCTACATGAAGATCATCAAGAGTTATAAGACCCGATGCTTGTAAAGCCATTATGCACTTCCAAAAGCTGATACGTTGTCTTCTACAGTCAAAGCACCTGCAGAAGTTAATTTAAATCTATCGACACCATTATACTTAAACTTCAAATCTGTACCTGATTGATATATCACCCAGCCAGAACCAGAGCCGCCACCAAGGTCTACATTACCAGTTGTGACTGTTCCTGAAGCGTTGTTTGTTTTAGAGTCTACATATGCTTTGACAGACTGTTGAGTTGGTACTTTTGTAGCACTATCTGAGGACATGTTATCTTCATCAACAAAGCTGTCAATAGTTATTGTACCATCTGTCAAGTTACCAAATTGCACATCCCCAGTTACAGTTAGATCATCACCTACAGTCAAATCATCTGTTACAGAAACATCTTCTGCATAGACTGTGCCACCATAGTAACCATCTTTCCAGCGTAACGTTGTTTTACCATTGTCTATTAAGTTGTTAACTTTTGGAAAGACTGCAGAAGAGTCTGCTTCTAGTTCATTTGATGGTCCTATCTTATTAATGGTAGCACCACCACCAGTTGTACCATCGTGATTGTGACCTGTAGAAGCGTGCATAGCACTTTCTATTGCGTTGTATTCATTGTTAAACAAATCAGCATCAATAGGTTGACCGTTGGCTAACGCTCCTGTAGTATCTTGTCTAGTGTATCCATTGGGCATATTACTGTTCCTTACTGCCTATCGTTCCGTTTATATTCTAAAACACATGTGTCTAATGTGAAGGATGGGTTTGATGTTACATCTGCAATACGTAACGCTACTGTATCACCTGATCCTATAATATTTACAGGGTATATCTTTTCTAGTGTACCACCAAATGTAGCACCTCCTGATGCTGCAAAGGTAACACCAGCACCACCAAAGAAAGATACAGAACTGGCGGTAGTTGTTATGTCAATATTATCTGGTTGTAAAATGTCTCCACGTGTTGTAGATTCAAAATCATACTTTACTCCAAAGTCTAAGTCAATAGTACCCTCTGGGTCTATAAATAAAACTGCCTTGTAAAACGTCTTTCTAATTTGTGGATCATCAATAGGCATAAAAGCAGATTGAAAGATAGCCTCAATAGCTGAACCATCAAATGTAGTTCCTGTGTCTAGTATGTATGCATAACCATCATTGTTTGCAAAAGCTATTGTCTCTGCAGCATTCGTTATACTGTATGAACTGTCTATAACATTTGCCTTTATGCCTTTAGTAGCAGACCACTCAATACCTGCTGCCCCTTGTGCAGATTTTTTAGTGGCTATCAAACCTCTAGCTGAAGAAACTGAACCAGATGAAGAATAAGAAAAAATTCTATACTGTGACTTTTCTCTAAATACGGTAGAACAATACGCAGTAGAACCACTTAAGAAAGACAAAGCATCTTCTTTTATCTTATCAGATGCAACATCCAAAGCAAAGTCACCTATACGATCTGTAGCAGATAATAGTCTCAGTCCATCAGGGGCAAGATACATTATGTCTCCCCCTATCTCCTGAACGGTGTCTCCATTTATACATCCTATGTTTTCTGTTATAGGCTGTAATAAAAAGTCTGCAGTAGAACTACCTGTCAGTCTACTGATAGTGTCTGTTGTAAAAACAATTAGTTGATCACGAAAGACTACTAAGCCTGTGGTATTGTGCGCTAAATTTATAGTACCTGCGCCATCTGCAACTGAAAAGTTATCTACTGTGGTAGGTGCTGTAAAGAAAAGTTTATTGCCTTTAGTGTAGAAAGCTGTATTCTTAAATATTACTACACGTTCTGCTCCTATTACATCTGTGTTTATATTTGTACTTGCTGCTGTTAGGTTTGTATGTGTGTTATCATTTGAGTTGTAAATACTAGGATAACTTTTACCATCTACAAATACGTACTTTTCATCTCCGTCATAATTAAACTCAGCGTAATTTACTTTCCCACCTAGCGTATTTGTTGAAACATTAGTAAATGTCCAGCGTGTACCATCACTATAATAGTATGCAGTTTTGTTTTCGTCTGTAGAAAGAAGATCACCAAATGTAAGAACAGTATTATCTGACAATGACTGTGCAGTAGAGAGAGTTATATTATCTTGATCTGTTACTGCAGAAACTTCGCATGGTGCTGAGATACCTGTTCCTGTTACCTGCATACCTACTTTTATATTTGTAATAAAACTAAGTAAAACATTATCAGCTACAGTAACACTAGTATCTAGTATAATACTATTTTGACTTGTCACTGTTTTTACTATGGCAGTACCAGTAATACCAGTACCAGTTACTATCATTCCTTTAGTAATAGTTCCATAGCTTGCACCAGTACCAGCAACACTTACACCTGTTATTGGACCTTTTGCTGCAGCCGTACCTGCGATAGTAGCTGCTGTTATTCCACCTGATCCATTTACTGCAGTTATTGTAATAGTTGCATCGTTAGCTGTAGTAGCACCTCCTAACTGTGTGCCAACTACCGTAATTGTTTCACTGGTTGAAAATCCTGAACCTGCTGCAGTAATCGCTACAGCATATGAAGTACCTGTTTTAGTAATACTAAATGTTGCACTACTGCCAGACCCACTATAGCCAGATTGCGTTGGGTTTGTGTATGTGGTTGATCCAATAGTAGTAACTGTAACTGTTGCGTTATTGGCTGTAGTAGCACCACCTAAATTTGCACCTACTACTGTCACTGTTTCGCCAACAGCATAGTTTGTTCCAGTTGCGTTTATTGATGCGGAATACGTACCAGCATTATTAGTTATGTTAAATGTGGCACTTGTACCACTAGCGGATGCTGTTCCTGTTACTCCTGTAAAAGTACGTAGTCTGTCTAGAGTTAATGTAGTACCATTAGTTACAGCGCCATTTACAGTAGCTAAGGCTGTGTTGGTATCAAGAACTAGTGCGGTAGCAGAGGATATAGCTCCATTTACAGTTGCAGTAGCAGTCTGTCTTTCTGTAATAGTAGCAGCATCTACCTTACGAGCAGCTATTACTCTTGCGTTTGACACTACTTTAAGTCCTAATACATCTCCTGCACCTGGAATTGTAAAGTTAGTAAACTTTTCATAGCCTCTTATCTTTTTGTAGCCACCTTCTTTATCTACTTCAAAGTTTTGCAAAGTGGAGGCAGAGCCTACAGCATTTGTGCCTTGCTGAAGCAAGCTCATGTTAGAGATTAAACCACCTCTAAATTCTATTGGGAATGTACTCCAACCTGTAGCCATTAGAAACTAACTCTTCTATCTCTTACTTCTTTGTAACGATTTATATGTAAAGATCTCAAATATTTTATACCGTCTTCAAACATCTGTAAAGACATGTTTGCCATTTGTGCATCATTTCTAAACTGATAAACGTAATACATAGCGCCATTTATAATAACATGTCTGTAGGGTTCTGGTATAGATGGTACATCATCATGTGACTCTAAATCAAAGCCAAGTGTGTAATATTCATAAACTAGTGTGTAAGCTTCATCAGGCTCAGGCACTAATATAAACTCTCTACTAGGCGCACGTACAATCATTCGAGGCATTCCCCTGTTTGATGTACCTGAGTCATACTCTTGATCTACATACTTTTCTAGATATTCTTCATATGTTATCTCTTTTAAGTGCTGTGTTCCATTACCAATCGTGTCATCTCTTTTTATCCTGAAGGATTGCATATTTAAACTTTTTACATCTGCAGGAAAAGATTCTCTTGACACACCTGCAACTAGAGTAAGTTCATTTTCTATGTGATTCCAAGTCCACTCAAACTCTTCTTGCTGTATGTGTCTTATTGAAGAGTTAACAGCTTCCTTAACAAAAGTGTAGTAACCTGTAGTTGTTGCAAAGTTAGTAGTTGTTAGCTTAACTTCATTAAGTCTTCCACAAACATCATTAACTAGGCCAATAAAATCATAAGCCATTATTAACTCCTAACCTTTAGAAAGATGTCTCTTTCAAATGTTTTTGAATCTGCTGTAGTAATCCTACAGGTAATCTTATACCTTGTTCCGTTTATACCACCTGAAAAACGAGCAGTTGCTACTGTAGTTGTGTTGGTTGGTTGTATTAATATTAAGTCACCACTAACGCCACCCAGCGCAACATTGGTTGCTAATACTGTATCATTAGCTAACCATACAACACTTGATATCGTGTCTGTTCCCAAGAAACGCCCCCAGTCAACACTGAAATCTGCAACTTCATCTGGGTCTAAATCAGGCCACTTGTATGCCATAAGAAATCCTTACCTACTTATATATACTTTGTATTCTTTATAAGGTACAATGTTTACCGTTGCTGTTCTTCTGAACTCTGTATTTAAGAATACTTTTTCTGGCGCTCTAAACACACCGTTTGGAATATCTGGGTCACTGTCTCTCCAACCTGCTGCGCCAGTACCAGCTACACCTGTTAGATTGTGACCTATGTTGTACTTAGAATTACTTACACTTGTAGTGCCTAAAGATGTAGGAAGAGTAATTTGGGCATCAGCAGAAACACCAATTCCCACAGCGCCAGTTGCTACAAGTGTTGAAAGCTGATCACTAACGTTAACACTAGCTATTGCAGTTACAGCAGAAGTACCAGCAACACCTGTTGGTGATGTAGATATAAAACCTATACCGTCAGCAGCACCAGCAGCAGAAGTACCAACTACACCAGTCGGTGTTACATTAGCATCAGCGTCTACAGTTGCAGATGTTATACTTCCTACAGCACCAGTAGCGGCAAGGCTAGGAGTAGCAAATGCTTGATCAGCACCAAGGCTTAATCCTGAAATAGCACCAGTAGCAGAAACACCAGTAATAGGAGCCTGTCTGTGAGGTGAAGCTGAGAACTCACCTATGGTTACTTCACCTATGGCTGTAAAGCTTAACATTTACGTAGAATCCCCTTCGGTATAAAGCCAAAGATTATGAAAAGACTCAAAATCTCTAGTGAAAGGTTTAGTAGGCCATACAACATTTTGAGGAGGGTCTGTAGTAATTAATCTATTAACAGCTTCCCTGTATGCTAAAACATCAGAATCGTCTGCAGCAACCGTTCCATCTTTTATGCATTCTTCTAATTCTCTTATTAGTAACATCTTATGAGTATCTATAGCTTTTGTTGACATTTATTTATCCCCAAACGTAAGCATACTTATAAAAGTTTCTTAATTCTGTTATATAATCAAAATACATATCTACCTTTTTTTGCCAGTCATCATCTATACTTGGATGTATAATTCCAGATTTAGGAGAAGCAAAAGTACGTGATGCCCAATGTAAGGGATCAGAGGTAGAAAATAAATAATGATTTATGTGTCCAAAAGAAGTTGTGTTGATGTTTTGTAACAGATCAAAATGATCCATTTCTTTTTTTAGTATAAAACCAATCAAGGCGCTTTCTGATATAAGAGTGCTATATATAAAATCAGAACTCTGCATTAAAGAAAACAAATCAGAGTTTTTATCTGCAAAATGTATTCCACCTAAATGGTCACTAAGTTCGTTATAGATATCATCATAAGAAACTGGATGCCTTTTAAAGACTACGTTATTCTTTCCATGCCTGTCAAGTATATAACCTAGTTTACCTACACAACAATGTTTCTTTAATTTGTTTCCACCCGGCAATACAACTAAGGCTTCTTTTGTTTCATTTTCTACTGTTGTAAGAAAATTATATTTTGAAAAAGTTTTATCTTTTAAAATAGTATCTTTGATATAATCTACGTGACCCACAGGTTTTAAGTTATCAGCATAAGCGTCAGCCATTTGACGCATAGACTGTTCAAAGCACATAGGATGTATTGTTAGAAATCCTGCATAAGTAGTATAGTTTAATCCTGTAAAATATAAATTTTCTACAGCAGTGCAGTCGTATGATAATTCTAAATCTGTTTCTTTAATTTTTTCTTTTATATAAGATTCTACTTCAACAAGTTTTGCATATTTAGGATGCCAACCTATATCCATTTTTTTATTTTTAAAACGGTTTGTTGTTTTGGAACCTTCAGAAATACTACCTGAAACTTCACTATTTAAAAGTGTATTATCTACATTAAGCATAAAAATTAGTTGACCTTGTAGTAGAGCGTGAAGTGTTAAATGTAGTTGTAGTAGACTTTGAAGTACTTGCTGTAGTATTAAATGTAGTCGTAGTAGAATTAGAGGTATTGTAGGTAGTTGTAGTAGACTTTGAAGTGCTGTAGGTAGTTGTAGTAGAGTGTGAAGTTCCATACGTAGTTGTACTTGAAATAGGACCAACTCTACGTTCAACTGACCAGTATTGATATGCGCCTATTACAAAAGCTGGTCCTTGATAATAAGTAAAACCTCCTGCTGTAAAACTTGACGCAAATGCTGGGGCATAACCTACAATATTTGACACTGTTACGCCTCCCCAGTAAACAGTTTTTGGAGAAAAAGCTGGCCCTATCCATTGATACTGAGGATACCCATAATTTACACCTTGGTCTGGGGTATACTGTGTTCCTGAATAACTTGTAGTATGGCTTGTATTATAGCTAGTTGTAGTAGAGTGTGAAGTATTAAATGTAGTCGTAGTAGACTTCGAAGTACTAAATGTAGTTGTAGTAGATTTGCTTGTACTTGCAGTAGTATCATAAGTGGTGGTAAAAGTAGATGACGTACTAAAAGTTGTAGTGAAAGATGTATTAAAACTTTTTATGCCATTGAGAAACCAAGACATTATGCAAAATCTCCAATGTAGTTAACTAATATGTTACTACTATCTAGTACGTAATATGATAACACACTTACTTCATTTGCGCCAGTATTTTGTACAATAGCAGCACCGTTAACTGGTGTTTTGCATTCTGATGGTAAAGTAAAATCATGTCCTCCTGTGCCATCCTGTACAAATATTATGTTACCAAAACGTCCTGCGTCTTTGTTGGAAAAACTAAAAGTAGTGTCTGCTGTCATGTTTACTTTAAAGTTGTTAGCAGCAGAAAGATCTATAGCAACTGTGCTACCACTACCTGCTACAGTATCTTGATCATGCCTTAACGCACCTGTTAAAGTACCACCTGCTAAAGCTACCTTTGCATCCAACTGTGTTTGTACATTTGATGTTACACCATCAACGTAGTTTAGTTCTGCTGTGGTTGCAGTAACCCCATCCAGTAAATTTAACTCTGTAGTTGTTGCAGTGACGCCATCTAGTAGATTTAATTCGGTAGCAGTAGATGTTACACCATCTAGTATATTTAACTCTGCTACAGTAGAGGTTAGTGTGCTAAAGTCTTTACCACTATAAGCAGTTCCACCCATGCCTGAGTGGTTGCCGCAATAGTAGTACAATACGTCTGGTGCGTCCTGCTCCAAAGTTACCTGTGTGTAGGCTCCAGCCGAACCCGGAGTTCCTACTTCTGTGACTCCTGTGGTAAAAGCTGAACCTGATGCATGTGTACCGTCTGATGTGGTTGAGAGCCTTAGAGGATGTGATGCGTTGGACGAGTCTGACTGGTCAAATCTTACAGTTACAGACTTTTGTAGTAGTGCTGTTTGTTGTAAAGCACCATCCAAGTAATACTTATTTCCAGAACCGGGATTTGACACAGTGACAGCTATAGTCATGTGTGGTCCTTTAGTATCTAACTGAGTCTGAACGTTAGAGGTAACACCGTCTACGTAATTTAATTCAGCCGTAGTAGCTGTAACTCCGTCTAATAAATTTAATTCTGTTGCCGTAGCAGTTACGCCATCTAGAATGTTTAACTCTGATGCTGTGGCAGTAACACCGTCTAATATATTTAATTCTGAAGCAGTCGATGTAACTCCGTCAAGAATGTTTAACTCTGATGTTGTGGCAGTAACACCGTCTAGTATATTAAGTTCGGATGCTGTAGCAGTTACACCATCTAGTATGTTAAGTTCTGCAGTAGTTGCAGTAATTCCTAAACGTGTTTGATCTGCAGGTACAGTCATAAATATATTCTTAGTACCAGCGCTAAAGTTTACTGCAGAGGTTCCATTAGATCCTGCTAGTACAGTGGTACGAGCGAGAGTATTACCAGTGTTCCATGTACCTAGTCCTACTTCCCACTCGTCTGTACCTGATGTTGTGTGTGCAACGGCATAATAAGTCGTGTCACCATTAGACATACACGATTGAAACGTATCAAAGGTAGCAGACGAACCACCTAAAGCGTAAGCCCCTGTACCTGTGGTTGTTGTGTCCTCTTTTATACGATCTTTTGTAATTAATGCCATTGTGTCCTACCTTTAGGCTATGCGGATAACAGCGTTGGAAGCATCTGCTGTTGGAAATACAATAGTAAAATCACCGCTTGTTGCACTAACGTCACCACCGAAGTCAAAGACTGCGATAGCCTTATTACTTGCCGAAGAGTTATATATAATACAACCCCTTGCCGTAATTGTCAGGTTTGAAAAAACTTCATCCGTAAAGTCTACTATTGCCGTAGTACCCGACAGTGATATAGCAGCGCCATCAAGGTTTTGCCCACCTGCTGAATAGTTTGTGCCAGTAGCTTCATCTGAGTTACCTGTAACGTCAGAATAGTTTGTAGTAGCTGCACCATAGCTTCCTGATGGTGAAGACTTAATTAGAGCTATTTTTAATGTATGTGTGTCTAAATCGTGAACACCCCCAAGAAGCTCTTGCTTGAAGCTGCTGCACATTGACGTAGTAATAGTACCCATGAGAATGTCCTTATAATAGGTTTAAAGATGCACAAAGAGGCCAGCATTAAGCCAGCCTCTAAGTTTAACTTGATTAAGCAGCGTTGTAACGTGCTGTCACCAATGCTTGTGGGCGTAGGATCTTACGTCCGTAAAGGTGCATACCACGTACGATGTCTGCGAATGAATCAGGATCTCTGTAGTTTTCAACTTTGTTGATCTGCTCTGCAGTAGCTACAGCTTCTTCTTGACCTGCAAGGATGATACCGAAGTTGTCATCTTGTGCAGTTGTGCCAGAAGTTCCTGGACCAGTACCGTCTGTTGGTAGGTTGTTTGAAACATACAGCTTCATGCCGTGAATGTTGTCTGCAACCAAGCCATTCATTAGCTGACCGTTTCCACCGAAGTCTGAATTTAGAAGACGTGAATCTTCGTCTTTCAACATTTCGATAAAGATTGGGTCAACAACCAAGTAACGTCCACGTGAGTCAACGTTTCCTGTGTCCAACTGACGAGCCATTCTTGCAATAACTTGCAATGGTGATGCAGTTGTAGTTCCCTTTGAAGTTGCGCCTGGCATTCTAGGTGCGACTGGGATTGAGTCACCAGTTGTAGATGATGAAGCTGAAGTTGTGATGTTAGTCATGTCAGACATGTCCAACTGGTTCACTTTCAAAAATTCACCATTTAGCTCACTTGATGTTGGGTGCTGTGCAGTACCAGAAACAGTTGTTGCATACTGACCTGTTGATGCTGTACCTGTCATGTACCGTAGAACATCTACATCGATAGCGTCAGCCATTTTGTATGCTGCTCTGTCTGCAGCTAGGCTTACGAAGTCAATGTGTGAGAACTGCTCTTCGATGTCATCCATTTTGAAAGCAAAGTAGTTAGCTTGGTCAATGGTTAACTGGAAGTCTTGGTCATCTAGATCTTGTACAGAAATTGCTGTCTTACGCTCTAGTGCATTAACAGTTACGTCTGGTTCTTTTTGGATGCGTACAACATCCCCTTGATTTGCAATGTCACCAAAGTATGAGTTGTTGGTGATTGCGCTGATAACAGAAGCTTTTCGCAATGCGATCTGCGCCTGTTTTGAGTACATTATCGGGCTAAAATTGCCGTCAAATCCACTTGTACTCGATGCGAGTGCTATAGCCATAATTAATTCTCCTTTATAGATATGGCGTGGGTTTAGTACACTACATATCCACCATGAAGAGGCTCTTTGTATTAGGGTAGTCAGCTATGCTTTGAGACTGCGCTGTCTCTCTGCGCTGGGCCTATACTAGGAGGTAAGTCTTTTGTGTGGCTAGTGCTTGATTAAGCATACACACTTTAATTGTTGTGTATATGCTATAGTTTTATCTACAATAGTTTGATTGTCAACTACTTTCTTGACATATCGTAAATAAATCTTCCGTTACGTTGAGCGTCTAAAATTTCTTCCTGACGCTTCTCGTATTCTTTAATGGACATTGCAGCTACTTCAGATTCACGGACATACCCTGCTGCCTCGTCTGCCTCTGGTGCTGCAGTGCCTTTTGTCTTAACTGAAGATGCTGCTGCTTTTTCTGCAGTGTTCTTCTTTTTTGTATTGATACCTTTATCTATCTTATACAAGTCAAGAACTCTTGATACAGACTTTGCATCATCTACGTTTTCATATAAAGCATCCTGAACCCATTTAGGTTGTGCCTCTGCCCATTTGTGAAACTTATCATCTTCACGTATTTCAACAAAGTCAGGATGCATTCCAATAAGTTCTGCTTCTGCTTTTTCTTTCTTGGCTGTAATGCGTAGTTCTTCAAACTCAGCCATACGTTTTTCTAAATCATTAGCAGTAGCTTTAGATTTTTTATCTGCGATGGTTTCTATAATAGCTGCAACATCAGGATACTCTTTTGACCAAGCTTCAAGCTCTTCGTCAGTCTTAGGCAGTACAAGTTCTTGATTAGCAGCTTTAGATAGTTTTGCCTCTAGTGCTTCAATCTTTGCAGTAAACTCTTCTTCTTTTTTCTGAGTATGCCTACGTAGATCACCATAACGTTTCTTGAAGTTCTTTTCTTCAGCACTTAGTTCAGAGTCATCTTCTTGTGCTTTGGCTTCTGGTTTTTCTTCTTGTTTGGTATCACTCTCTGCCTGTACTGGTTCAGCTTCAGGCTTCTCGCTACTGGATTGATCTTCAGTACTTTCTTCATCTGTATCTACCCCTTTAGCTTTTAGTGCTTCTTTCTTCATAGCTAGAAGCTCTTCTTCATCTTTTTTGATACGTTCCTCATTGGAAAGGTATCCACCTCTACCCATTAATACTCTTGGGATTTTAGGTTTTACCATAGGATGAGGTTTCGCTGTTTCACTTGTAGCCATTTGTTTTCTCCTTGTGTTGGGGTCAGCCGAAGCTGAGTGGCCTTATAGTTATTTGGATTTTTTCTTTTTCTTACTAGCTTTTAGTGCTTTCTCTAATTGGTCTGCTTGTTTAGCGTGTGACTTAGAAGCTTTCTTTAAACCTTTTACAACTTCTTTAACTT